CTGATCTTCATAAGAAATCTGTTTTCAGATACATTGAAGACGGTACTGCTGCTGTTCATGGTTCGTTTTCGGGTTTTCGTGGTATTGGTAAAACTTCTGTTGAAATAACCCCTATGGCTGAACATTTGACGAATGATGGTTACAAGATTAAATATGGACCTCCCATCGTTAAAGGATATGTTCCTTGGCGAATTGGTGCCATTGATCTTGTTCAACCACTCACATCTGTTTCGACTGAAATATTAGATGTCTGTGTTAAATCTTATTTATCGCACATCTTGTCTTCAGTTTCGAAGAAGGAAATTCAAGATACATTACATGTTCTTGATGATTTTACTGCAATAAATGGCAGTGCTGGTGTTGCTTACATTGACAAAATGAATCGCAATACTAGCGCAGGTAATCCATGGAAGAAGAGTAAGAAGTATTTTTTACATTCTACTACCCCTCGAAAGGAGGCTATGGATCCTGTTGCTATTGATCATGAAATTGATCAACGTGTTGATTTCATTATCTCTGAATATTTGCAGGGACGTTGTGTTCACCCCAATTTCTGTGCTCATTTAAAAGATGAGCCTGTGTCTTTCAAAAAGATAAAAATGGGTAAAACACGCGTCTTTACTGGTGCTCCGATGGATTGGTCTCTTGTTGTCCGCAAATTTTTGTTGACGAGCACGAGATTGATTCAAAACAATCGGTTTGCCTTTGAAGCTGCTCCTGGTACTATTGCACAGTCCCTTGAGTGGCATGAAATTTATGAGTATGTCACGCAGCATGGAAAAGACCGCGTTGTCGCGGGTGACTATAAAGCTTTTGATAAGCGTATGTCACCTAAGGAGATTTTGGCAGCTTTTGATGTTCTAATCAAACTCTGCGAAATTTCCGGGAATTATCGTGAGGAGGAGCTTCGAGTTTTACGTTGCATAGCTGAAGACACAGCTTTTCCTCTTGTCGATTACAATGGTGATTTGGTCCAGTTTTTTGGATCAAACCCATCTGGAAATCCTCTTACTGTAATTTTAAACAGTATCGTTAATTCCTTGCGAATGAGATATGTGTACTTTTTACTGAATGGTTCGGAATGTGATTCATTTAATGATAATGTTTCACTGTTGACCTATGGAGATGATAATATTATGTCAGTTTCAAAAAGTGCAGATTGGTTCAATCATACTGCTATTGCATATGCATTTAATGAAATG